TATATGACCGTGTACAGGCTGAGAAGAATGCAGACGAGTACAACGAGATAGAGGTAAAGGCAGCCGCCATACCAGTATCATTTGTTGAATCAAAAGCAAAGACTAAATGAGTCTATACGCCATACTTCCAGACCATATATCACCACAAGCTAGAAAGGCTCACAAGTGGGTGTATGGTTATGACGAGAAGTATGACGTTGTTGTCATATCTAAGGATGGTACAATTGGTGACATCTATGAGATAAACGGATTGAAGATTGCACTTCCTGCACTTCCAAAGGCTAAACTGCCAGTAGGAAAGAACAGATGGGAGGTGCGTGAGTACCCAAAGGATTTGGGAAAGCTTAAGACTATATTTGAGTGGAACAACCAGTCGAATGAGTTCAAGGTAAAGTGGGTTGACTTCATACAAGAGGAGTTTGAGAAGCGTGAGGATGGGCACTGGTTTATGAATAGGAATGTTCCTACATACATAACTGGTAGCCACTACATGTATCTGCAATGGTCAAAGATAGATATCGGTCTACCAGACTTCCGTGAGTCAAACAGAATATTCTTTATATTCTGGGAGGCATGTAAGGCTGACGATCGATGTTATGGTATGTGCTATCTAAAGAACCGTCGTTCTGGTTTCTCGTTTATGTCATCGTCAGAGACATCTAACATAGGAACTATATCTAAGGATTCAAAGCTGGGTATCTTGTCTAAGACTGGTGCCGATGCAAAGGAGATGTTCATCAATAAGGTTGTACCTATTGTTAGAAACTATCCTTTCTTCTTCAAGCCCATACAAGATGGTATGGACAATCCGAAGACAGAGTTGTCGTTTAGGGTTCCAGCGAAGAAGATCACAAAGAAGAACATGGCTGAGTATGACGATGATGACATTGTTGGACTAGACACTACTATTGACTGGTTAAACACAGCAGACAACTCGTATGATGGTCAGAAGCTAATAAACCTAGTACATGACGAGAGTGGTAAATGGTTAACTCCAAACAACATTCTAAGCAACTGGCGTGTAACAAAGACATGTCTGCGTTTGGGTAGCCGTATCGTTGGTAAGTGTATGATGGGGTCAACTGTGAACGCACTGGCAAAAGGTGGACAGAACTTCAAGGATCTTTACATGGACTCCGATCCAAGAAAAAGAAACAACAACGGGCAGACTAAGAGTGGTCTTTACTCTTTGTTTATACCTATGGAGTATAACTTGGAGGGATTCATTGATGAGTACGGACACTCTGTAATAAATGATCCAGAGAAACCTATCATGGGTATTGACGGACGGTTGATAAAGATAGGTGCCGTTACATACTGGCAGAACGAGGTTGATGCTTTGAAGTCAGATCCAGATGCATTGAACGAATACTACAGACAGTATCCTAGGACCGAGTCTCACGCATTTAGAGATGAGTCCAAGCAGTCTTTATTCAACTTAACTAAGATATATCAGCAGATCGACTATAATGACTCTCTGATAAAGGATCGTGTACTTACACGTGGATACTTCCACTGGAGAGATGGCGTGAAGGACTCAACGGTAGTTTGGACACCAGACCCACGTGGTAGATTCATCGTCTCATGGATACCGCCAGAGAAGATGAGAAATAATGTGATTGTGAAGAACGGTAAAAAATATCCTGGAAATGATGAATACGGAGCTTTTGGTTGTGACCCATATGATATATCTGGAGTCGTTGGTGGAGGTGGATCGAATGGTGCGCTACATGGTCTTACTACCTTTAGTATGTCGCCCGACGTTCCCTCGAATATGTTTTTCCTTGAGTATATAGCTAGGCCACAGACGGCAGAGATATTCTTTGAGGACGTACTTATGGCGTGTATATTTTACGGTATGCCTATACTTGCGGAGAACAATAAACCCAGATTGCTATATCACTTCAAGAACAGAGGATATAGGGGTTATTCGATGAGCCGTCCAGACAAGGCCATTGGTCAGTTGTCGAAGACGGAGCAAGAACTTGGTGGAATACCGAACACGTCTGAAGACATAAAGCAAGCACATGCTTCTGGTATTGAGTCGTACATCGAACAGTATGTAGGTCTAGATCAAGAGGGCGAGTACAGAGACTCAGACACCATGGGTAATATGTACTTTGCACGTACTCTTGAGGACTGGGCTAGGTACGATATAAATAACCGTACAAAGCACGATGCCTCGATTAGTTCTGGTCTGGCAATTATGGCTACACGTAGACATACATTTAGGACCGAAGTAAAGAAATCAAAAATAAGTGTTAACTTTGCTAGATATAACAACAAGGGCAACAACAGTCAAATCATCAAATGAATAAGCCAGAGATAATTGTTAAAGCTACGCCCTTTCCAGATCCGCTAGCCACTGATGCAGAAAAGGCTACACCAGAGTATGGACTCCAAGTAGGAAAAGCCATAGAAGGTGAATGGTTCAAGAGAAAGGGTATGTCTTGCAGATACTACGACCAAGTAGGTGAGTTTCATCGACTTAGATTGTATGCTCGTGGAGAACAGCCAATAGAGAAGTATAAGAATGAGTTTGTCATCGATGGCGACATGTCTTATCTTAACCTTAACTGGAGTATTGTCCCGATCATACCTAAGTTTGTTGACATCGTTGTCAATGGGATGGCTGACCGTATGTATAGTATTCGTGCAGAAGCACAGGACGCAGTATCGGCAGAGAAGAAGAACGTGTTCCAGGACATGATCGAGGCAGACATGGCGGCAAAGGATTTCTTGTTAAAGACAAAGGAAGAGTTTGGTGTTGATGCATTTAATGTTAATCCAGAGGAGTTGCCAGAGAATGACGAGGAGATGGAGTTGTACATGAACTTGAAGTACAAACCTTCTATCGAAATCGCAGAAGAGATTGCCATTGATACTATATTAAAGATGAGTGACTTTAAACTCATCGAGGAGATGATCGATAAAGATCAGACAGAGATTGGTGTGTCGTGGGTTAAGCATGAATTTTTAGCTGGTGAGGGTGTACGAGTTGAGTACGTTGACCCAGCGAATATGATATGGAGCTATTCAGAGAAGCCAGACTTTTCTGATTCTTTTTACTTCGGTGAAATTAAGCAGCTCCACTACACAGAGATATTGAAGATTGTTCCAGACATTACAGATGAGGAGTTAAAGACTATCCGTGACGCTGGGTCTGCTTGGAACAACTACTACCCTATTATTAGAAGATATCAAGATGACATCTTCTTGAGTGATGTGGTAAACCTCATCTACTTCAACTACAAGAGTAGCAAAAAATATGTACACAAGAAGAAGTATCTAAACAATGGTGGTGTCCGAGTGATACCTAAAGATGATAGCTTCAACCCTACTGGTGAGAATGAAAACTTTGAAAAGTTAGAGTTTTCAAGAGAGGTATGGTATGAGGGTGTTTTAGTTGCAGGTACAAACATTATCCTCAAGTGGGATTTGATGAAGAACATGGTTCGTCCTAAGTCTGCATCAGAAAAAGCATTGCCTAACTATGTTGGTTTCGCACCACGTATGTATAAGGGCAAGATTGACTCACTTGTTAAGCGTATGATTCCATTCGCTGACCAGATTCAATTGATACACTTAAAGCTTCAGCAAGTACAATCTCGCATTATACCAGATGGTGTATTTATTGATGCTGACGGATTGAATGAGGTTGACCTTGGACAAGGTGCAGCATACACTCCAGAAGATGCATTGAGATTATATTTCCAGACTGGATCTGTTGTCGGTCGTTCTTATACGGGTGATGGAGAATTTAATAACGCTCGTGTTCCAATTCAAGAGTTGGGTGCTAGTAGTGGACAGTCTAAGATTGCTTCATTGATTGGAAGCTACAACCACTATCTGAACATGATTAGAGATGTGACGGGACTCAATGAGGCACGTGATGGATCTATGCCATCTCCAGACGCATTGGTTGGTGTACAAAAGCTAGCAGCATTAAACAGTAACACAGCAACAAGACACATTCTTGAGGCTAAGTTGATGCAGATACGTAGACTTGCTATATGTCTGTCTGTTCGTATATCTGACATATTGGAGTATGCAGAGTTTAAGAATCAGTTTGCTATGCAGATTGGCAAGTACAACTTGTCTATTTTGCAAGATGTAAAGAACCTTTACTTGCATGACTTCGGTATCTTTATTGACCTTCTTCCAGATGAGGAAGAGCGTCAGATGTTGGAGAATAACATTGCCATTGCATTGCAGAGAGACAGTATCGACCTTGAGGACGCTATTGACATCCGTAACGTGAAGAACATTAAGCTTGCAAATGAGTTGTTAAAGATGAAGCGTAAGCGTAAGTTGAAGGCAATGCAAGAGCGTGAGGACCAACAGATGCAGATGCAAGGTCAGATCAATGCTCAGTCTCAACAAGCTGCTGCACAGGCTAAGATGGAACAGCTACAGATGGAGGTTCAAGTTAAGTCTCAGATCAAACAAGCAGAGACTCAGTTGTATATTCAACAGATGCAAGCAGAGGCTCAGATTAAGCTTATGTTGATGCAAGAAGAGTTCAACTTTAACATGCAGTTGAAAGGAGTTGAGGTTGACGGAATGTCAAAGAGAGACCAAGAGAAAGAAAAAGCTAAAGATAAACGAGTAGATCTACAAGCTACTAGACAATCAGAACTTATTGAGCAACGTCAAAAACAGTTGCCAGCTAAGAACTTTGAGTCTGAGGAAGACACGCTAGATGGATTTGATTTATCATCATTCGGACCTAAATAATATTGACATGAGAAAAAATAAAAGCAAGGTAAAAGTTAATCCATATGCTTCTGGAGTTGCTGGAGTAAATGGGTATGATGTTAATTATGGTGTGACAGTTAGTAAAGGCCCTGTTTCATTAGATATTAACCAAAGTCGTGGTACTGGATATACTCCAGAGACAAGTATAAACATGAACGTTAATATACCTATTACAAAAAAAACAAGGTCTAAAGGTAAAAAATTATAATATGACACCAGGAAAATTTATAGGCATGTTGTTTCAGTCAAGAGACATGATGCACTTAACACATTTGGATACTACATCATTTGCAGAGCATAAGGCACTTGGGGCTTACTATGATGAAATTCTTGATTTGACAGATTCATTTACTGAAAAGTATTTTGGTCGTAACAAGCGAATAGAGATTGTTATTCCAGAATCTAAGAAGATGTCAGCTGTAGAGCACATGAAGGCTATGCAGAAGACTATCGAGGCAGAGCGTGATAACTATCCTTCAGACCTTCAGAACATTATGGACGAGATGTTGGCACTTGTAAATAAAACATTGTACTTATTAACATTGGTATGATGAAGGACTCCAGACTTGAAAGAGCTGGAGTTTCTGGTTATAACAAGCCAAAGAGAACTCCAGGTCATCCTACGAAGTCGCACATAGTTGTGGCTAAGGAGGGAGATAATGTAAAGACCATTCGTTTTGGTCAACAAGGTGTGTCTGGTTCTCCTAAAAAAGCTGGTGAATCAAAGTCATACAGAGAGCGTAGAGAGTCATTTAAGGCTCGACATGCTGGTAATATTTCCAAAGGAAAAATGTCTGCCGCTTACTGGGCTGACAAGGTGAAATGGTGATATTACTTTTTTAAGTAATTTTGCAGTAATTTAAATTAAATCAAAATGGAGAATTTTAAAGTTCGTGCCGTAGACTTTGAGCAAAAGTCTGTGGTAGAAGTAGAAAAAGAACTTATTGAACAGCATGAACAAAAGCTTGCTGAACAACAAGAAGAAGTAACACCACAAGTAGAAGTTGAGCCAGAGGTTAAACCTACAGTGGAGATAAAAGACGAAGACGTTCTTTCATATATTGGAAACAGATACAACAAAGAGATTAAGTCTCTTGATGAACTGTTTGAACAGCGAGAGTCTAATGGGGAGCTTGATCCAGAGATTGCTACATACATGAAGTATAAGCAAGAGACTGGAAGAAGTTACGATGACTTTGTCAAGTTGAATCGTGACATTGACAAGGTTGACCAGATGTCTCTATTAGCTGAATACAAAAAGCAAGTAGATGGACTTGATGATGAGGATGTAAGTTGGGAGCTTTCAAAGTATCAATACGATGAAGACCTAGATGACGAATCGGAGATCAAGGAAAAGAAGTTTGCTATTAAAAAGGAACTGAAGAAGGCGAAGGAATACTTCGAGAAGCAGAAAGATCAGTATAAAGTGCCCCTTGAGTCAAGGAGTAACTCTGTTCCAGATGTAGATCGTGAGGAAATCGAAGCCTTCCGAAAGTATAAACAGTCGGAATCATCACAAGAGGAGGAGAATCAGAAGCGGTCTCAATATTTTGCTGATAAGACGGACTCATTATTTAACGACAAATTTGAAGGTTTCAAATATAACGTCGGAGAAGAGAGTTTTGTTTTTAAACCAGCGGAGGCTAACACTCTTAAGCAGAGCCAATCAAACCTAGTGGAGTTCATTCAGAGCTTTCTAGATGAGAATGGATATCTTAAGGATGCTGAAGATTACCACCGAAGAATAGCGATGGCTATGAATCCAGAAAAATTTGCTCAGTATTTTTACGAGCAAGGTAAGGCTAAAGGTGTTGAGAGTATTGCACGAGATAGTAAAAACATTGATATGAAAACTCGTTCAAATACACAAGTAGCACCAAGCAATAATGGATTCCAAGTCAGATCTGTTGATGATGGTACCAACGGTATATATAAAATAAAAAGTAAAAGTAAAAACAACTAAAACAAAACAAAATGGCTGGTACATTAAACGTTTCGCCTACTTTTGAACTAACTCCTAGTTCTAAAAAGGCGGCTCTAAGCACAAACTACATTACTAATTTTGACTTTATGAGTCAATACCTTCCAGACGTGTACGAACAAGAGTTCGAGCGTTATGGAAATCGCACAATCGCAGGATTCCTTCGTCAGTTGGGAGCTGAGATTCCATCTAACTCTGACTTGATCAAATGGACAGAGCAAGGTCGTTTGCATACTAAATACACAACTGTTACTCCTATTGCAGGTACTTCTTCTGGTGATGATGTTGTAACTTTTGATATTGGTGCAACTGACTGTAACTTCCGAGTTGGACAAACAGTTTTCTTGTCTAACAATGCAGGAACCTCTTCTTACAAAGCAGTTATTACTGTCGTTCCAGTAGCTAGTGACGAAACTCGTTTTACAGCTGCTTTCTACAACGCTGGTGGTATTTTACTTGCAGATATTGCAGCTACATTTACTGCGTTCGTTTATGGTTCTGAGTTCAAAAAAGGAACTGAAGGAATGGTAGGATCTCTTGAGGCAGAAGTTAAAATCTTTGATGTTAAACCTGTTATCATTAAGGATAAATTCGCTATTGCTGGATCTGACATGGCTCAAATTGGTTGGGTTGAAGTAGAAGGTGATAACGGAATGGGATACCTTTGGTACTTGAAGTCACAACACGAAACTCGTCTACGTTTCGAGGACTACCTTGAAATGATGATGGTTGAACACGTTGAGGCTCAATCTGGTTCTGGAGCTATTGCTGCACTTTCTGGTGGTGCTACTCCATCTGCTGGAACTGAAGGTTTATTCTCTGCTATTGAAAATCGTGGTAACGTATGGTCTGGTGGTGTTCCATCTACTATGCAAGACTTCGATGATATCTTGAACCGTCTTGACAAGCAAGGATCTATCGCTGAGAACACATTGTTCATCAACCGTGATTTCTCTTTGTCTGTTGACGATATGTTGGCAGCACAAAACTCTTACGGAGTTGGAGGTACATCTTACGGATTGTTTGACAATGACAAAGAGATGGCTCTTAACCTTGGATTCACAGGATTCCGTCGTGGTGCTTATGACTTCTACAAGACTGACTGGAAATACTTGAACGATGCAACGCTTCGTGGAGGTATCGTAGGTGGTGTTGTTAACGGAGTTATGGTTCCAGCTGGAACAATGTCTGTTTACGATCAAGTTATCGGGAAGAACCTTAAGCGTCCATTCTTGCACGTTCGTTACCGTCAATCTGAAACTGAGAACCGTCGTTACAAGACTTGGATCACAGGATCAGCTGGTGGTGCACAAACTAGCAGCCTAGATGCAATGGAAGTTCACTTCTTGTCTGAGCGTGCACTTTGTACACTTGGAGCGAATAACTTCTTCCTATTCGAATAATATAATACCAAATACTGGGGAGGATCTAGGTCCTCCCCTTATTTTCTTAATTTAAATATAAATCAAATGAAAAAGCAAAAGACCTATATATTGGTCAACAAATCTCCATTATCGTTAATTCTTCAGTCTAGAGATAGCAAAAGAAAAAGACTTCTTTATAACGATACAGAAAAAAAGAAACAACGTAGCCTTCGTTACGCAAGCAATCAAGATTCACCTTTTATTGATGAGCAAGATGAGAATTTTATCTGCGAACCAATTGTGTTTGAAGATGGATTATTGATTGTAGATGAAAACAATTATAATTTAAACAGATTTTTAGAAATACATCCAGATAACACAGCCAACAATGGTAGTTTATTTGAGTTGTTTGATCCAAATAAAAATGCTGAAGAAAAGTTAAGAATGGAAGATCTTATTTTAGATGCTAAGATTGCAGCTAGAAATTTAGATCCAGAGAAGATGGCATCTATTGTAAGAATTTTCTCTGATGTAAATGCAGACTCAATGACTTTGCAAGAGTTGAAATGGGAAATCAGAAAGATTGCAGAATTCTATCCAGAAGACTTCTTGGAAGCTGTTGACGATCCAGATTTGTTTGTGGATGATTTAGGTGTAAAAGCAATTCGAGATGGATATGTATCTGTTCGGAATGGTGGCCGAGATGTTCACTACAACTTAAAAGACAACAAGAAACGAATGTTCTCAGTTCCTATGAATGAATCGGCAGAAAGTGCTCTAGTGGCATGGTTCAAAACAGAGGACGGACATGAGTTCTATCAATATCTAGTTAAACAGTACGAACAATAAAATATAGAGGTCGTGAATTGCGACCTCTTTTTTTTATTATCTTTGCGCAGTTATATAACTAATAAACTATAAAAAATGGAAAAGTTCTTAAAATTAAATGCTAGCTCTAATGTTACACTTATTAATGTTTCTAGCATTCAGTTTGTTGCTACTACGTTAGCTAATCCTACATTAGTAGATGTATTGATCGGTGCAGGTGGGGCTACTGCTGGTACTGACACTGTTCGTATCACATCTTCTGCTACTGCTGCTGCCGCTGATCAAGTTGCGTTCCGTGATGCTATCTATGCTGCTATCGAGAATGCTAACAAGGCTACAACAAATCCAGATTCATTTATTGTTCCTGTATTGCCTACTGGTACTACTATCGCAAGTGTAGCTTCAGCGTAAGCTTAAACTAACAGTACAATAAATCTATTTAAAGGGTAGTCGCCAAGCGTCTGCCCTTTTTTATTATCTTTGCAGATATGATTAACACTATCCGAAATACCGTCTTATCGATCATAAGTAAGGATAACCGTGGGTACATCACTCCAGAGGAATTCAACTTGTTCGCACGTCAAGCACAGCTAGAGATTTTCAAGCAGTACTTCTATGACTTTGGTCGTGATTTAATCAAGCAGAACGCTCGATTGGTTACGTCTGAGTATTCAGACCATGTTGAGAGAATGGAGCACGTTATAAATACATTTACGGTAAACAACGAGGTTCTAGGTTACAACGCAATAAGTGGCAAGTTTTATTTACAAGGAGTAATTGGAAGTCCTACATTGTTTAAGGTAAACAGACTTGTTTACAACTTGAATACAGAGATCGAGCAGGTTAGTCAGTACAAGATAATGAACTTAAATTCATCATTGCTTACTGCTCCGTCGTTGAAGTATCCAGCATATATTCTTGATGAGAATGGGTACAGTGTTTATCCAACAAGCATTACAAGTAATGTTACAATTAATTATATACGCACTCCAATAGATCCTAAGTGGACTTATACGATGGTTGGAAACGTACCATTGTTTAATCCAGCACAACAAGACTACCGAGACTTCGAGCTTCCAGTAAGTGAGGGTCCATTGTTGGCTGTTAAGATTCTTCAATATGCTGGATTGTCTATCCGTGAGGCAGACGTTGTACAGGCTATGGAGAGTGAGGAAGCGATTGATATACAAAAAAAGGCATAACAGATGGCATACATTAGTAACTATCAGTACTACACAAACGGGGGCGTAACACCTACAGATGAAAACTGGGGTGAGTACCAGTATGTGTCGTTGCATGACATCGTGAATGACTTCATGTTGATGAATGTTGGACCAGACAAGTTGGTAGACAATGTTAAGCGATATGAGGTCTTGTATTATGCAAAGGACGCAGTTAAGGAGTTGAACTTTGATGCTATGCGTAACATCAAAGTCATCGAGATTAATGTTGGTGACAACCTTAAGATGATACTTCCTCCAGATTATGTGGACTATATACGTATCTCTTTGAACGTGGACGGACAACTTTATCCATTGACAGAGAACAGTAGAGTATTGTCTGCTAGTGCATATCTACAGGACAACAACAACGAGGTGTTGTTTGATCTGAACGGAGAGGTGTTGACTGGTACATCTGTGCTAGACATAAAACGTCTTGAGCAGCATACATACTGGGGACCTGGAATCTACAACGGATGCCAAGGATGGTGCTGGGGAGATAACTGGTACTTTAGCTATCGAATTGGTTCACGCTACGGCATGGATCCATCTGAGGCAAACATCAATCCTAAGTTCCGTGTAAACCGCTCGGCTGGTGTCATTGACTTCAGCTCTATGCGTGCAAACAGCTTGATTGTTATCGAGTATGTTTCTGACGGTATGGAGAACGGTGACGATGACATGATACAGATCAACAAGTTTGCAGAGCGATTTGTAAAGGCACACATAAAATACATGCTGATGACCAACAAGGCATCGGTAAACGAATATATTGTAAGACGTACACAGACAGAGCGTAAAGCTGAACTGCGTAACGCAAGAATTAGAATGAGTAATATTCACCCGTCTAGACTCCTCATGACATTGAGAGGTCAAGGCAAATGGATTAAATAATGCCAGATATTAGCAATACTTTCGTCTCTGGGATCATGAATAAAGATCTTGACGATAGACTTGTACCTAATGGTACTTTCCGAGATGCTTTAAATATTGACGTAGACACTTCGAGTAGTGGAAATGTTGGTATGGCCCAAAACGTAATGGGTAACGTCCTTGTTGAGGACTTGTCTGTCATTTCTGGTCAGTCTGTAGTTGATGCTCGTACTATAGGTGCGATAACTCATGAGTCAACTGGGCTTATCTACTGGTTCGTATCGTCTGACTATTTTGATGGTATATACGAGTACAACTCACAGGAGGGAACAATGGTGCGTGTATTGCAGTCTAACAAGGTTAATCCTAATACGCCATCACAGCTGAACTTCCGAAAGGAGTACTGCATAACTGGTGTAAACTATATTTTAGGTGACAACACGGACAACTATTTGTTCTGGACGGATGACTACAATCCACCACGACGAATAAATATTACTAGAGCAAAAGCATACAATGTGAACGACTATCGTATTGACATGGATATCGATGTGATACTTGAACCACCTTTATATGCACCTAGCATTGAACCTTTCTTTGATACTGAGGAATCAGAGGCATCTAATATGTTGGAGAAGTTTATGTACTTTGCATACAGATACAAATATATTGATGGACAGTACAGTTCTTTATCACCGTTCTCAGCTGTTGCGTTTGGACCGAAAGACTTTTATTATGATTTTGGTATTGGCAATAATAAGTCAATGACCAATAAGTACAACTCAGTACGTGTGTCATTTGAGACTGGTAACGAGTTTGTTGAAGAGGTACAGCTAGTTGTGCGTGACACAAAGTCTATTAATGTATCAATTGTTGATACATACTCTAAGCCCTTATTGTTGATACCAGACAACTTTTCTTTTAGAATAGTATTTACAAATAACAAGATATATGCTGCTCTTCCACAAGAGCAGGTTACACGATTGTTTGACAATGTACCATTGTTGGCAAAGGCACAAGACGTTGTTGGTAACCGTGTTGCATATGGTAACTATGTACAGTTTCAAGACATAATAGATTGCAATGGTGATGATATAAGTGTAAACTTTTCATTGTCATTGACATCAACAGAAGCAGGATTTGAAGATCCTAAACCTACATGGAGATCAGACAGAGATTACGAGTTTGGTATTGTATATCTTGATGACTATGGACGCATGACTACTGTTCTTGCTAGTCAAAACAACTCTATAAATGTACCTCCAGTTAATGCGATTAGTGCAAATACAATTTCACTTCGTCTAAGTAGTTCTCCACCATGTTGGGCTACTCACTATCGTATTGTTGTGAAACAAGCAAAAAAGTCTTATTATAACGTATTTCCTATTTTATTTTATTCTAAAGGTGTATACAGGTATATACTTATAAATGAATCGGATAGGGACAAGATAAGAGTAGGAGATTATATCGTAATAAAATCTGATACATTGGGCTATACTTCCTCTAATAAAAAATATAAAATATTAGAATTAGAAGCAAAACAAACTGGTTTTTTAAGTATAAATTCAATAAATGAAATACCTGGATTATACATAAAAATAAAAGTTGATCAACAATCTGAATTAAACCCAAATGATATAATTACATATGAATATACATCAAATGGAACTAATCAAAACAATTTAAATCCAGTATTAAGTAGATTTGGTGTAGTTGAAAACGCTATACATTATGGATCTGGAGATCCAAATGCAATGGTAGTTAGTAATGGAAATTTATTTTCAGCTTTTGGCAATACTAGTCAAGACTGGAGATTAACATTTGAAATAGTATCTCAGATAGAGTTTAAATATACAGCTGATTTAACTGCTGGGTCTGCTTGGATATATCAATCCATAACACCAGGAGATATAGGAATACAATTATCAAGTGGACAGACGAATTTATGGGTTCAATTTGACACATCTTCAACACTTACAGTAGGAGATAGATGGAAGGTTAATTGTAGATCTAGGTCTCACTTATCTGGAAATTACTTTGGTGGTGTAGGATTGCCAGGACAAGAAAACCCATTATCTCCTACATTTGATAGTTTTCAGACATATTCTCAAGGTGAATATGGTGGTGGATGTATACCTACTGGTAGTTGGATTAATGGATCTGGTGCTACTGCAACGGACAAGCCTATATATGTTGGAGCTGTAATTGTTATTGATGTAATAGAAGATAGTGAAAATAGTTCATCTCAATATGGTCCACAACAATTTATATCTCCAGATAAATATGTAAATATAGAAGAATGGTTTTTAGAATCTGGGGCTTGGCAAGATTTTATTCAGTACAATTCTTCTGGAACAAACATAGGTGCACAAGGAATTACATTTAGAAGGGGTATAAACTATACTGAAGGATCGTACAATGGTGGATATAATTATGGTCAAATATTTCAAGGTGGAGAAATAAATGGTCAAACATTAAACTATCCAGTTCATATGATAGTTCAAGGATTTGGTTATAATAGTGATGGAACTCCAAATAAAATAAGAGTAAAATTAGATATACAACAAGTAGAAAACAATTTATTTTTTGAGACAGTTCCAGTTGAAACAGATGTAGACATATACCACGAACTGTTCCAGACGTATCCTATTATAGACAATAAGCACGTTGTTCTATGGGACTATGATGACTACCAATTTGTTGATGGAGGACCATTTAGTGGATACACAAGACTTTTACAGCTTGATTCAGAGAGACCTAAAAAGAGACCTCACTATTTTAATCCTGGAGATGTAGTTTATGTTAACTCATCGGCAGCACCAATGCCAGATGGAACATACACTGTACTTGCTGTAGAAAATCTATACTCTATAATTGTTGAGCTAGGATTCCCAGGTGCTGGAGGAATAACTCCAGGAACTGTGAAGTTTGATGGATCATTGGAGCAAGATCAAGGCAATACATTTACACCAGCTGTAATAGAGATAAACAAGCCTCAAAGTTTCAATACAGAGTTTAGTGCTTGGTGCTGGGGTAACGGACTTGAGTCAGATAGAATTTATGATGACTTCAACGAGACAGAGAAAGACTTCAGCGTGCGTGTAACTACGCCAGTTGAGGACTACAAGCAGGTACGCAGTGAGGCATCTATATGCTACAGTGGAATCTTCAAGCAAGGATCTGGTATAAACAGAATGAACGAGTTTAACTTGTCTCTATCTAACTTTAAGTATCTTGACAGAGACTTTGGTTCGATTCAGAAGTTGTACGCACGAAATACAGACTTAGTTGTGTTCCAACAGAGCAAGGTGTCTAACGTATTGTACGAGAAGAACGTGATGTTTGACTCTATAGGTGGAGGACAAGTTGTATCTATACCAGAGGTTTTGGGTACACAGATACCTATGTCTGGTGAGTACGGAATAAGCAATAACCCAGAGTCATTCGATAACTGGGGCCAGTCTGTATTCTTTACCGACGCTAGAAAGGGGTTGGTTCTACAGATGGAAAACGACCAGATCACAGAAGTGTCTGGATGGGGTATGGCAGACTTTTTTAGAGATATCATGCGTGAAAACCCATACACACAAAAATTGGGATGCTATGATCCATACCTACACAAGTACATACTTGCATTTAACGATCAGAAGGTTGTACCTTGTAAGTTGACGCTGAGCAGATATTCATACAAAGGTCCATCTACACCATTTAATGTGATGGCGTTCTTGATTAGCACAGATACTGCTTGGACGATAAGCGTTCAAAATAATGGGTACGGAACAAACTGGGTGTCTAACTATGCCACGTCTGGATTTGGACCACAGAATATATTTATCAATGTGGCTCAAAACAATACAGGTTTTAATAGATTTGTTACCTTTGTGGTGTCATACTGTGACGGTTTAACTCAAGAATTTGTGTTAAATCAAGCAAAAGGCAAGAGAGGAGATGTTGTATTGACAGTATTTAATAACCCAACACCAGTTATAAAGGGATAATGAGATCTAATCAAAAATTCACTGTAAACGGAAACACTTATAATATAAGCAATATTCCGTTGCTTGAAAATGGTATATCACTATTTAATGCAGAGAGTGGTGTTGGTGGCTATGAATATATGCCAGCCGATGGCGAGACAGTTATAGTAGCAGCTGGTGAACTTACTGGAGACGATACTACATTTAGGACGTTTGACCCTACGATGAACAATCAGATATACTATCTTGTGTCTAATACTCAGTATACAACTGCTGACAGAGATAGGATACTAGATCAAGCTATTGCCGTGCCAGTTACATATGTAGACCAGATGTATGTTGGTAGCTTTGTATTTAGCAATCCTAATGACTTTCAGTATTTATACTTGATATGGGACTATACAGATAGATTGATAGGTACTATATCTTATTCTGGAGATGCTACTGAAAGAAATGTAACTACTGGCTATTCTACACGTATTGGTAGAGCTGGAATTGACTATACAACTGCTGATAAGCCAGTTAGATATCAGATAGGGTGGAACGGTCTTATTGTAGGCGACACTGGATACGTTGGATTGAATTCAACGGCAAACTACGATGACTTGATTGGACTTGGAATTGATCCATCTTTGATTAAGCTTGTAGAGCCATTTGATGGAACAATAAACAATGGTAATGGTTCTCTTATATTCAATAAGTATCTTTCAACAGCTGAGGCTACTATATTTGTATCTGCACCATTGAAGACTACTGTATTTACCATTACAAAGGTTGAAACTTTTTTGACATCATTCTTTTTGGATACGACTAATGGTGATGAGAGTACAGTATGTTCACAGACTCCAGTTGATGAGAAGTGGCATAACGGTACTTCTGCTCAGCCAGTTGTTGGTAATATAATCTACAATGATTCAAACGGTTCTGAGGTATACAACGGAGGAGATGCTCTTCATCTTGGATACGACAACATCTATTTTAGAATATCTACAAATGGTCTTGTATCCTTTATAGGAAACTGTGTGTGTCCAGAGTATGCGCCACCATTTATATATCAAGGAGACATATATGTTAACATAAACCAAGCATTCAACATTCAGATAGCAGCTACTGGTAATCCTACTAACTGGACTATAGATACTGCTCTAGATAGTTATTTATTATCTCCTGGAACTACGTCAACTGCATTTGAGTATACAGATTCAGACAATGTGGTTAGAAGAATATCTGTATCCACAAACACATACGTTTGTTCGTATACTCTTCCAACTATTTTGTATGGTGATGGCTCATATACTTCAGATGGGAACTGTGGTACTTCAACTTTGCCTGCTGGTGTTAACTTTGATTTAACTAATGGAACATTGTCTGGTTCATCTACTGGACCATGTTTTTATCAATTTACAGTAAAGGCTTCAAACTGTTTTGGTGATTCAGCGTTGAAGACTATAAGCATTAATGTTAACGACATAATTAATAACACACCGTTCTTGATTGACGTAGAGAACTTTGGAGATACTGGAGATGCAGCTTGTGCACTTGCTGTGCCTTTGTATAGTGTGTACTATCATAATGGTGCTGGACGTGTTCCTACCGTTGGTGACACTATATATTCTGACGATAATCTTACTACTCCGTTTATGGGGGGTGACCAGTGGTACAAGATCGACCACTCGACATACAGCATACAAGTAAATGCATTTGGTAGAGTATGTGAGAAGAACGAGTGTCCAGTATCTACGACTACGACAACCAGTACGACAACTACAACTAGTACGACTACTCTTCCAACTGGAGATTATTTTGAGGCTACTCTTTGTGTTAATAATGCAGTTACAGCTGTTATATTTGACGCAACAACTGCTGGACTAGCTCCTGGTGATACGGTTAAAACAACTGACGGTAACTGTTGGACGATCGATTCTACTACAACGGCAAGTTATCCGTACTATTCGATTGAAGCTTTGGCTACGGTATATGGTGATTGTGATACATGTTTGAACGTAACTACTACAACAACTACTACTACAACTACAACGGCAACTCCAGTACTTGCGTTTGATGCAGATCCAACGGATTACTCAAGCTCTAGTGAAGCATGTGCATCTGGTACGGCTCCTTATACTACGTTCTATCATAATGGCGAGGTAACGTATCCTAATGTGTACGACTTTATATTTACAGATTCTTTGGGTACAACATACTTTGATGGTGCTTACGGATGGTACTACATGGACAACGGATACGTAATACAGATTGCGACTACTGGTCAAGTGTTAAGCGTTATCGATTGCTCTGCCACTACTACTACAACTACAACCACGATACCTACATGGTACTATGAGGTTGTAGAGTGTGGAACAGCTAGCCCTACATTTATAGTATCGCAGCAGAGTTTCACAGAGCTTATTGTGGGTAATGTTGTGAAATGTGATGATGGAATATGTTATACTATTACTGCTACTGGAGAGTCTGCACCAGCTGATCATGTTATATTGTTTGTATATGCTACATGTCTAGACTGTCAAGGTGTAACGACTACAACTACTAGTACGACCACAACAACAACTACTAGTACTACCACGACAACTACGACTACAACTACGACTCTTCCTCCGTTGACTAAGATAACGACAAGAAGTGGATCAAGCACTGGAGTTTGTTCTGGAACGCTTGGAGAATTTTTTGTTGACGGACCTCTTGGTGTTTACGGAAATAGTATCTATATTTACAGTTCTGGATACTCGTTGGCACCAGCGGCATACTATTTAAATACTATCACTGGTATAGCGTATGAGTGGGACGGAACAGATTGGACAGGCAATTCAGTTACATGCAGTTAAAATTTATATCTGCTCAACCAGCCATTGATTATTATGCTTGGCAGGCTGAGGTTTACATCACACAGTTCTTGAGACTGGGGTACAATCCAGAGGACATATACGTCATTGCTGGTTACGAGGACGAGCCAGACATGTCATGGCATAAGTTGATGAGGAAGTTCCCGAAGGTGAACATACACATCTACCGTGATACGACTGGACCTATTGACTACCAGCCAGCTGTGCAGGCTCATCTACTTGAGAAGCACTGGGCTAAGTATCCAGATTCACAGAACTATGCGTGGTTCTTCCATGATGCCGATTTCCTGTTCACTAAGTATTTCGACTTTTCTCCATATCTCAACGACAACAAGTGGTACTTCTCTGATACTATCAGTTATATAGGTGCCGACTACATAAAGAGCAAGGGGGACGTGGTACTGGACATTATGTGTCAAACAGTAAATATCGACAGATCTATCGTAGAGGCAAACCAGAAGAACTCTGGTGGCGCACAGAAGCTTATGAAGAACGTGACGAAAGAATACTGGGCTGCGGTGTACAAGTCATCGATCGACCTATATGACATTCTACGAAAGGTATCACATATCAAGAAAGAAGGCGACGAGTACGGCATACAGATATGGACGGCAAGTATGTGGGCTGAGCTGTGGAACGCATGGAAGATGGGCTATGTTGTTGAGGTACCGAAGGAGTTTGACTTCTGTTGGGCTACGTGTCATGTGAGCAAGTGGGACGAACTGGCGTTCTTTCATAATGCTGGTGTGCCAAACGCAAGCAGCGGAATGTTCTTTAAGGCAGACTACATAGATAAGTTTCCGTATGGTACGAATCTAGACATAGATGACAGCAGATGTAGCTATAAATACTACGAGATCGTTAAATCAATTGACAGCTATATAATTTAGTATCTTTGCAGTATGGCAATAGAGACTCTATCATATTCACCAGCAGCTAACGGGTGGTCATCCCGTTGGTCATTCGAGCCAGATTGGATGGTTGGAATGAATAATAAACTGTACACATGGAAGGACGGTAGTCTTTACGAGCACTACTCCAATGAGACTAGAAATGAGTTCTACGGTGTGGCATATCCTTCTACCGTTACGAGTATATTAAACGAGTTTCCTCAAGACAGAAAGATGTACAAGACTCTTGCTGTTGATAGCGACCATGTGTGGTCTGCTGAAGTAGAGACAGAACTTGGAGAGGGTGCAATTGCTTCAGATGAGTTTCAATTAAAAGAGGGCGTATGGTTTGCATTTATCAGACGCAACGATGGTGATCTTGACTTGCATGAGATATCTGTACAAGGTCTTGGAGTTGTTGATGCATTTAACTACCCTAACATAGACCTTGCATATCCATATGATACTGATAGGCATATAAGCATTGGTGATGCATTGTATAAGATTGATGGATCTGGTGCTCTTGTGTTCTTGGCAAATGTTTTATATCATAATGAATTTACAATATCTGTAGATGCACCACTTGCTGCTCCTTTAACAATAGGTGATTTTCTAGTGTACGCTAAGAACAGCGTAGCCGAGTCGTTTGGTGCTCGTGGGTACCATATGATCGTTAAGCTTACCAACAATGATCCAGTCCAAGTGGAAATTTATTCACTTCGATCAAATGTATTCAAAAGTTTTGAATAAGTAACGATTATTGCTTATCTTTGTGGGTAAAATTACCCAATATGATAGGAACTATAATGGCTGTTGCTTCTGGTCTTGTAAGTGCTGCTCAAGCAGTCAGTAACTTTCAGAAGGCAAAGAAGGCCGAGAAAAAAGCAATAACTTTAGGGAATCAAGCAAATGCCGCAAAGATCGCAGATCAATACGCAGCGTTCCAAGCACCAGATACTGCTTCAGCACAGTATAACGAGACAATGCGTCAAGCTACTCAAGCTACTCAAGCCTTGCAAGGTATGGGTCCAGAGGGTGCTGGACAGATCGCAAATCTAAATCAGTCTGTACTTCAACAAAACGCACAGACAGCTGCTGAACAGGCAAAGCTGAACTTTCAACGTGACCAAGCTGTAGCTGAAGGACGAAACCAAAATGCACAGTACGAGTACTCAGCAAAAATGAATATGTTGCAAGGGGCACTAGAGGGAGCACAAGGTGCGTCTACAGCTGGTCGTCAAAATGCAATGGGAGCTATTGCTGGAGGTATTGAGGGTATCGGTGCTGGTCTTTCATATGACTATGGAAATGCAGACAAGGTTTGGCCTACTACAGAAGGTGAAAAATCTGGTACTGGATTAGATGGTCAGACTGGAGGAAAATCGTTGACTGATAAAAAAGGAACAAAGAATGTTACGACTACCACTACAGCTCGTATGTAGTAAATAACAAATAATTAAATCATGCCAGAATACTACGGATACGTTGCCCCAGATCAAGTCAATCTTGGTAAGTCTATTGCTAATGTAGCAGAGATGTTTATTGCTGCCGAGGACAAGCGAAAAGCAAAACGTGAGGGCGAGCAGAAGTCATTAGACGAAGCCAGAAAGAAAATAAGTGAGATTGAGCAGACGAGCAATCCATCTATTAACAGCTTGGTGAACAATGGAGTTGACGGTGCAAGAAATTATATTGTCAATCTAGAGAAGATGCGTAAATCTGGTAAGATTACTGGAGCAGAATTCAATAGAGCAATGACCAATATAAATGAGTCTTGGGATAACTTTGCGTTCTCAACAAAGAACATGAATGAGCGATTGGCCGAACATATGGCTAGAGCAGAATCTGGTGAAGCATCGCCAGTTGAGATGAAGCGTGCTCAAATTCAATCTGATATTTTAAATACAAAGGACAAGAGCATTATAGTTGGAGAGGATGGTAACATGTACATGATCGACAAGAACAATCCAGACAAGCCTATAAGTTTAAGATCACTAGGTAATCTAGACAACATAGTTCACAACAACATAGACATAGATGCGATAGTGAATGATGCTGTAACTAAGTTTGGAGATTTTACTATTGAATCTGGGACAAGTACAGAAAGTGGAGCAAGAACTCAAGGAGAATTATATAACGCAACTAAAGTTGATATAATCAATTCAATCGTAAACAAGAAAAACCCAGCAGCAATAGTATCATTATTGATGCACAACATGGGTGCAGATTACGATCAATACTATAACAATACTGAGAAGAACGAATTGCTAGATGAGGCTGTTGCACGTCAAGAAAAAATTTCTGGATATCCGATGGACGAAGAGCAAAAGAAAGCGTTTAAGGAGGACTATCTGAAGAACAAGATGATTGAATACAGGATAGATGAAAATGGAGTCTATCAACCAGTCGTTACGGACCAGATGATTAAAGAGGCTGAGAATTTCATAGACCGAAAGATTGAGATGCAAGTCGGTAGAACTAAAACAGAGGACGAGGATAGAGTAGCTAGAGGAGGAGGTGGTGGAGATTCGTCTGCAATAGCAAAAGTGTCATCTGTAGAAGAAAACATAGTATCTGATGTTAGATCTGCATGGAAGAATAATGATGTAAATGCACTTAGAAGAGCAAGTAACGACCAATATTTCTTCGTATACTCACCAGATGGTGGAGTTAATGTGTTTAAAACTAATCCAGCGAAATATCAAGAAGCATTAGCACAATATAAAAAAGAAAAAGCTGCTTGGGATAAATTAAGCAAACAAGAAAAACTACGCAAATCAGAACCAAAAAAGCCAGAAACAAAAGGAGCTATTGCTGAAAATATAAAAAGCGTTGATGGTTTATATCCATATTTCTTTGGTTCTGGTAGTAATAATATGGAGAAATGGAAATCTGTATTAGAACAACAAAGAGCTGCTGAAGGTGGTGGCGGTAAATCTCAAACACCCAAAGCAGGAGCTGGGGATGCAGTAGTACAAGGTAGTTAATAAACAAAATAAATTATGAACGATAAATTAAAAAAACTATACGACTTGTATGTAGAGTCTGGGATTATACAAACTAGCAGTTTTGAAGAATTTGCAGCTGTTAACGATCAACAAAGAAAAAAATTGTATGATCTAGGAAAGCAGAAGGGTTTGTTTCAGACTACAGATTATAATTCATTTAATAGTGTATTTAATGTAAAGGCTCCAGTTAAAAAAAAAAGTACTACGGTATCACCATCCGTACAAAAGAAAAAACCTACTTCTTCGGGTACTATGCCGAGTTGGATGCAAAGCTCTTTGGAGCAATCATCAAAAAAAGAACAAGCAGCTAAGAAGACTGTTGAACAGCAGAGACAAGGTGTATATGTAAGCAAAGAAGAAGCAAAGGGGCCAGAGATTAAAGGTACTGGAGGTCAATATGGTTTTACAGTTGCTCCTGTATCTAAAGAACAAAAAGCAATAAATGCGTCTGTTGGATCTAAGGTTTACTCTGGATTCCCAGGACAAGAAGAAAATAAATATAGAGTAAAGAACAATCGTTGGGAACGACTATACGGAAAGAACTGGGTTGAAGTTACTAACAACGGATCCGTAAATGCACTTAACAATTACTTCGAGAAAAACCTAAGCACACTCAAGGGAGAAATAAAGGAGGACAAGGAAGACTTAAAGAGAATGCGAAGTGTTCTTCGTGTAGAGGAAGAGATTGCTTCTGGTAAAGAATACAATGAAAAACAATTCGAAGAGAGAGTTCAATACTATAACACTATAGAAACCCAGAAGTACCTAAAATCTAAGGGATACGATATAGATGTAAACGGTATAAAAAATGATCCAAAGACTTTAAAAGCACTAGCTAGTTCAAAGGCTAAGAAAAAAATTGATCAAGATAGCGACTTTGAAATAGAGGACATGAGAGATGCCGTAGATGGTATCATAACAAATAAGTTCTTAATGAGAACAGAGGAGGATGCTATATCCGTCCTTAGAAAACAGTTTGGAAAATACGGATTTACATTTGAGGAGTCTGGTGTTGGTACAGACTATATAAAAGTAACAACTCCTGGTCAAGTAGTAAAAGAATTTGGATTTGATTATTCAAACCCAGAGATAGCCAGAGCTGAAGCACTTAATATGTCCAACTTCATCAAGAAGGGATATATGACTAAAAAGGAGAAAAAGCAATTTGAGGGTGAAGATGTAGATAGGGATGAATATTTCTTTGATCTTGTAAACCTAATGGGTAAGAATCCATACAAGTACAGCACAGATCTTTTTTCTTATGGAGAAATTAACAATGGTATCAGCAGAATATATTCAGATCTAAAGGCAGAATCTAAAAGCCTAGAATACGAATATGAGGACATTGAAAAAAGAATAAAGAAATTCAATGAAAACCCAGATGATGTAAATGAAAAAATAGCTATTGACAAAGATCTATATGCATTAAAGAAGAAGGGATTTGAAATAAAAGAGAAGTATGACAAATTAAGTGGTACTGAAAAAAACCTTCAAAAAATAACTGGACTGGAATATGCTAAAAAAGAGAAGCAAGGAAATTTTCTTGGTATAATTACTGGTCAATTTGCACAAGGATTTACAAACGTAGAAAAGGCTCTATTAAATCTTTCTGCCGATATACTTCCATATGCATTAGGTGAAGATGTGATTGATTCTCAAACAAGATTAAGATTAGAGAATGAAGGGTACACTGAATCACAGATGCGTGACTATGCTGCGAAGCAATTAAAAAGAACCGTAGTAAAAGACATTACCGAGGGTATAACTAGAGTAGCAACTGCTGGTTCGACTACCAAAGAATACATAAATTCAGAAGATAGAAATGATTTCGAAAAAACGGTGTCATTCTTATCTGAATCTATAGGTACTGCATTTTCATCTGGAGGAAATCCAGTTCTTCAAAAAGTAGCATTCTTTACTCAGTCCTACAATAACATGGAGGAGCAAATGAGTTCTCCAGAGTTTGACGGACTTACAGAGTGGGAGAAGAAGTTGATATCTGTACCATACGGTTTTGTTATTGGTGCCTTAGAGCGATATGGATTTGCAGCGTTGGGAGCTGGAAAGAACCCAATAGTTGATAAATTTGCTACAAGAGTTATAGGTTTGACTATGAAGTCGCTACCAAAGGACGCATCTATCAGTACAATCAAGAGAGAGATAAATAAGAATGTGTCTAGAATGATTGGTGATGGAACCCTTAGAGTTGTTGGTGGAGCTTTTGTAGAAGGAGCTACCGAGGGTACGCAGCAATTGGCAGAGATAGTAGAAAAGAACATAGTAAATGATATAACAAAAAAAGATTATTTCAAGGATGTTCCAGACCTATCTACAGCTAAAGGTATAGGTGAGGCATTAGACATAGCAAAGACAGATGCATATTATGGATTCCTTGGAGGTTTGTTGTATTCTACTGTATCTAATTCAGTAAGTGTAAGAAGAGAATATAAATTAGGTAAGAAAACAGACGAGGAATTTAAATTGTTTTACGATGCAATGACAGACACTAAGATAGTTCAGTCAAATAAATTGCAAGTAAAGATAGATCTAAAGGAGGGTAAGATTACGAAGGAAGAGGCTAAAGAAAGAATTGATTCTATCAATGACATGAATGCCAAGCTTAATTCCATAAACTCAAACCTATCATTGAGAGATAAAAAGGAGGCGTTCAATTTAATTCTTGAAAGAGAAAAATTAACTAAGGAGAAGGCACCATTGGATGAGGCACTACAAGCTCCATACAATGATAGAATAACAGAAATTAATAACGAACTTAAAGTAATATCAGAAAATGCCATTAAAGAAAGCACAGAACAGCAGCAAGAAGGCACAGCAGAAGGCGGTGGCGTTCAACGTGAGGGAGTTGTTGAAGGACAACCAGAAGTCGGGCAAGGAGAAGGGACAGTCGGGCAAGCCACGGAGCAAGGCACAGATATTGGCGATCGCACTGTCGAAGGCAGGAGTCAAGAAGAAATAGATACCAGAGTATCTGAACTTGAGGCAATGCTAGCTAATGATGCAGCTTCAGTTCAAGAGACAGGTATGGGTAGCTTATTGCCAGAGGCAAAGGCACAGATTCAGAGCGAGCTTGAGGCATTGAAAGCTGAGAAGCCTATAGAGATGGCGGCAGAGATGCCTACAGAGATGCCTGAGGCTAAGGGAGCTCCAAAGATAGCAGAGACCACAGATACCAAGGCTTACTCAGAAGCTCTTAGTGAGGCTAAAGCTGAACTAAAGGCAGAAGGTAACGGATTAGATCTACAGGTGTCTGACGTGTCTCAAGAGGAGGCTGACGCTATTGTAGCTGAGGGAGGAAAGATCTTCATGACTGAAGACGGGCTTGCTGGTGCATACGTCAAAAAGGACGGATACATGGGCGGTCTTTTCAAGAGTCCGAAGGCTACGTACAAGAAGGTTGCCAAGCTATTGCAGCAGGCACGTATTAAGGTAGGCGGTCGATTCATGGATGCTTATGCTACAGAACTTGAGAAGATATATATAGAGAACGGATTCCGTCCAGTTGCACGACTCAAGTTCAATGAGGAGTATGCACCAGAAGGATGGGATGCACCAGGATCAGCGTTGGCATCTAAGCCAGACGTTGTGTTCTTTGCGTATGATCCAGATGGAAAGTACAGCATAGGTGATGGTGAGTACGTGACTGATTATGACGCTGCATACGAGATGGCCAAGAACTTTGATTCTAAGGTCTCTAATGAAGCAGACAAGCTGGCAGAGTTGATGGAGGGATCTACAGTTGTTGAGGGGACTGAACAACAGGTTGATGCTCTAATAAAAGAGATAAGTAATTCTGAAGACGTTGTTGCCGAGTGGTATGTTCTTGAGGCGGTTAATAATGCTACAAAGGCATTGAGAGCTATACTTCCAAATGTGAAATTTGTACTTCACAGTACAGACGAGTCATTTAGAAAGGCTGTTGGTGAGACAAACGAGACAGACTCATCACGTGGAGCATACGATCCTGGAAAGAAGGTTATACATATAAACCTTACAAAGGCAAACAGAAGAACTGTGATGCATGAGGTATTCCATGCTATTATCGTGTCTAAGGTATCATCTGATGCTAAGCTTCAGAGCTTGACAAAGAACATGGTCAAATCTGTAATGAAGTCATTGAAGCAGTCTGGTGCAAATCAGAACGTAATTACTTATCTAGAGAAATTTTCAGCTGGATACGAGGCTGAGGAGCAAAATGAGGAGAAGTTGTCTGAACTTTTTGCATTGCTTGGAGAGACGTATAAAAGCCTACCTTATCCAACTCAGAACATTATCCAACGATTCTTAGATAGAGTCGCAAAGATGTTTGGTCTTAAGGAGATGACTGACCGTGAGGTTGTAGATTTCATGAACTCATTGTCTGGCAGAGTTGAGGCTGGTATAGAAATTAGTCCTAAGGAGTTTAAGGTAAGTAAAGCTACGATCAAGAGTGCAGTAAAAAAATTCCAAGCTAACTTTAAAGATGAGGTTTCTGGGCTTGAGTTTGTTTATGATGAAAACGGGGATAAATTTGCTGATCTAGAAAGAGATGGATTTATAACAAAAAATAAATCTATTGTAGACTTCAATGGTCAATATATGTTCTTTCATCAACCAGATGCAGCATTCTCTGGAATGATAGTTAAGCGTAATAAAAAAACTGGAGAGGTTGATCTTTTGATTCAAGGCAAGGGAGGAATGTATTACCCAATAAAATTCCATGAGAATGGATATTTCTGGGCAAGTACAAGTAAGGTAGCCGAAAAAATGGCTAATGACTTAAATGATGCTATGGAACAAAATGGAGGTAAATTATTGATGGCTTTAACATCAGCTCCATATGATAAACTATTGTCTAGTACTACAGCTGCAAATTCAGTTATGGAGTTAATTTCATCAAAAGCATTTGATAGAAATTTTTCTATAAGTCCAGCTCAATTAAAAAACATATTGATAAATGCAGCTGCTTTTACTAAAGAGCAAAAAACTATTATCAAAGACAAAAACAAAAAACCTATTCTAGATAAAAACGGAAATGTTCAGTATAGAATTAAAAATGTTGGTTTAGGAATTAAAATCAAGAAAGGTGATTCATTAGAAGATGTAAAGTCAAAAATAAAGGAATTATTAAATCCAGATGCTAAATCATTTGCCGATAGAAAAACTTTTGTTGAGGCAATGATAAAAGAATCTGTTGATATCATAAATTCAAATCCTAAAGCCATAAGTCAATTTGGAGAATTCTTCAGTGCTGGCATACAAAACAAATATTTCAAAGGAATAAAAAAGAAGGGATATAATATATCTGCTGCTAATATGAAGCAAGCTTTGTCAGAGATGCTGACAGAACCTATGCTTAAGGAAGGAGTTAATAGAGAAAAAGGTGGTCAGATATATGCAGTAATAGAATTAGATGGAAAAGTTAAGCCAGTTGATTCCGATTTGCATGAATCATACCCTAAAGCTATACAATCTGTTGATCCTAAAAACAAAAAGGTTAAGTTACATATATTAACAGATAGAGTTAAATGGAGTGATGTAGCTGAAGACTTTGATACTAACGATATTGTATCTTCTAGTGAAAGAGAATTAGAGATATTTCCTACTAGCGGTATATCTGTTAGGGCATTAAAAGTAAACACTAAGAATATAGTCACAGAAGAGAAAGCTGCTGAAGTTGAGGATAAATCAACCATCAAAAAGCAAAAACCACTACAGCCAGAGGTAGCTGAAAAGCTGACGGAAGACGGGAAGGGCAACTTTGTGTTCAATCACTACTCTGATAAAAAGAGAGAGGTGATCAAGCCTGGAACTGGACAGAACATTATTACCAGCCGAGAGGAAGGTAGTGCGTTAAGTGCTGTAGGTGGATTGGCTCAGTACTATACGATGGACATGCAGAAGGAGATGGGTACTGGTCCTAACCAACACACCATACTCATACCTATGGACCGTGTGTACTACTTCAACAAGGATCAAGATGGATTCTATGACGAAGCGAAGAGAAGATTTGAAGAGGTGCGTCCAGGTCAAGCATTCAGTCCGAACTACCAAGTGGCATTCATAACTCAAGTTGCGAATGATAACGGGTACGACATAGTTGTTGCTAACTGGAGAAACGGAGAGCTTCGTGCTCAGACTACTTTGGAGCTTACACCTTCAGACAAAATAATCAATTTCAAGCCATTGAAGGAGGTTACATATGAGGTGGGAGATACTATTGAAGTTTACGGTGGAAAGGCAAAGATCACTGCTATTGATGGCGATATAATAACATTCAAGGGTGAAACCACTGGAGGTACCATAAACTTCAAGAGAAGTCCAAAGAGCATCCAGAAGGTAGCTACTCCAAAAGCACAAGTTGAGGAAGAGGTGAAGTCTCTAGAGGAAGAGATGAAGCCTAATACAGATAAAACAAAATCTGAAATATATAAAGAATTATTAGATGATGTAGACATAAACTCATTAAGAAGGTCATTAAGAATGAAAGATCCTAATGGTTTTACAATTGAGTTACTTGATGAACTACAAAAAGCTAAAAAAGATGAGTCTTTGTCTGTGAGCGATGAAGTTAATGATATGCTTGAAAATGGAATAACATTATCTACTATAAAAGGAATGTTAATAGATGAGGAAGTATTTTTAAGCGGAAAAGAAGTAGATAATTATTTTATACAGATAGGTGGAGATAAAACAAAAGGAATATTTAATAGATTAGCTGGATTAAAATCTGAATCTGATACAGACAAATCAAACTTCAAAAAACAAAAGCCAAGCAAACAAAAAGCCAAAAAGCAAGCAGATGTGATTGTGAAGACTGGCAAGAAGGCAGGTCTGTCGGACGCTGGTATCCGTGAGTACATGAAGCGTAACGGATATACTGACCGTCAAGCTATTGATGCTATTCAAGCGTATAACGACAAGCAAGAAGGTATATTTATTGATCCAGATTGGTCGAGCTTGAGAAAGGCTGCGGTATTGTTTAAGCGTAAATATTTTGTTAGTCGTGGATTATTGGCTAAAACTGTATTTTCTGAAAACGAATCTAGACTAGCTACAATTGCTAAACAGCTTAATATAGCACAAAAACTTATAGTTGATTTTGATAGAGAACTAGAAGTTATACGTAAGAATTCTGTAGCTCAGTACGAAAAAGATGTTAGAGCATACATAAAGGGAGATAAGACTGTTAATCTTCCTGCTGAAATTAAAGCACTTATAGATAGTAAGACTGGAATCAAGGATCGAATTAAGTTGACATTTGCGATCAAAAAGTTGGCAAAGGAAAATGTAGAGAAACACAGAGCAGACTTTGATGCATACATACGTGACAAGGCTGCTGTTCTTCCTCTTGAGTTAAAGAAAATAGCTGACAGCATGCGTGCTCACATCGACTCAATATCTAGAGAGCTTATATCTAATGGTCTTATTGACGAGCATCTAGCTGAACGTGTGATTGATAACTTGGGATCATACTTAAATAGATCGTACAAGATTTATGACCGTAAGAACTGGAAGAAGGAGGTACAAAAAGAAGTGAAGCAGAAAGCTATAAACTTCTTGAAGATACAGTTGAGACCTATAGCTGAGGAGCAGGCAAAGAAAGACAACAGAGATGTTGATGAGACACTAGATGACTTGGTTAAATCTAAAATAGCAATTTATCTTTCTCAGCAAGAAGAGGATATGAAGTTGTTTTCTTCTGGAGGAAAATTGGGTAGCAAGAACCTATCTACATTAAAGGCTAAAGAAGATATTCCAGTAGAGATACGAATGCTTATGGGTGAGTATACTGACCCAGGGCAGAACTATGCTAGAACAATTCTAAAGATGTCAGCACTAGCTGCCAATCATCAGTTTTTAAATGAAGTAAAGAAGGCTGGTACTGGAGTATTTTTATTTGAGGAGAATGATTCTAAGAAACCAGAAAGTTATACCTATCAGATAGCTTCTGAAGGTAGTGAGACGATGAATCCTCTAAACGGTATGTACACATCTGAGGAGATTGGGAAGGCATTTGAGAAGGAAGTATCACAACTAAATAAATTCTGGAGCTTCTACATGAGCATACTATCTCGTGTTAAGTGGGGTAAAACGATCTTGTCTCCAATGACGCATGCTAAAAACTTGATTGGTAATATTGGATTTGTACTTGTCAATGGTCACTGGAGAATCAACGAGATGGCCACTGCATACAAGGCGGTTAGAGATGATATACGTTCTTTAGATAAAAAAGAATCTAGAGAATATGTAAATAAACTCATAGAGCTTGGTATCATAAAGCAGTCTGCTGGTGTGGGCGAACTACGTGCCATGTTTGCAGATGCAAGCTGGGAGGAGACAATGATTAATAATATTAATAAGAACACTGGGTCTGGATGGGGCAAGATTAAGTCTGGTTGGAATAGATTTACAAGGGGATCAGAGAATGTATACCAAGCTGAAGATGACTTCTACAAGGTATTTGCTTATGAGAACGAGCTATCTAGATACTCTAAGGCTATGTTTGGTAAATCTAAGAAAGAACTTACACCAGATGAGAGAGCTGAGGTTGACAAGGTTGTTGCTGAAATAGTTAAGAATACGTATCCTACGTACAGTAGAATCCCAGAAGCTGTGAACATGATTAGAAGAGCACCACTTATAGGTAACTTCGTATCGTTTCAAGCTGAATCCTACAGAACAGCATACATGACAGCACAACTAGCTATACAAGAAATAAAATCTGACAATCCAAAGATTAGACTGATCGGTGCTCAAAGGATGACTGGTGCATTGTTGTATAAGAGCATTAAGCTAGGTATACTTTCGTACTACTCTTCTGCGGCTGGAATGGGTGCAGTTGGAATACTTGGGTACTTTTTTGATGATGATGAAGAAAAACAAAAGGAGGATGACGTTAGAAAATTCTTGCCAGAATGGTCTAAAAACTCTGACATCGTAGTTAAACAAGCAAGTAACGGTAAGATAAAATATATAGACATGAGTGCCTCTGATCCACATGGTGGAATGAATAAGGCCATAAACTCTTTATTGCTTGGAGAAACTACTCTGAATGCTCTTATAAACGGTTTTGGATCTGTAATTGAACCTTTCGTTGGTGAAGAGATGACAACAGCTGCAATTCTTTCCCTAAAGAATAATCTGGACGCATACGGTCAGCCCATATATAATCCAGAGGATACGTTATATGAGAAGTCCAAGGATATAACAGGATTCATATTCAATACTGTACAGCCTGGTATAGTAAGTAGTGGTAGACGTATAGCTAAAGCTGACAATGTTCTTGAAGAAGTTACTGGTGCAGTTACTGGTGCAAGAACATACGAGATAGATGTAGCTGAGAATTTTGGATATTCTATGATTAATTATAGAGATAGACTTGAAAACGCAAAGAGAATATACAACTCTGAGGTATACGCAAAGGATGCGACAGATAAGTCTATTGCTGATGCAAAGAAGAGAGCTGAGAATGCAGTAACAAAGATACACAAGGAGATATACGAAAGGTATTACTCGGCTGTTAGATTGGGTGCAAATGAGGATGTATTGTTTGACAATATAAAAAGATTTGCAAGAATGTCAGATATAGATATGAGGTTTATGTTTGCAAATATCCCATATCTTTTAGAAGAAAAATACGCAGAATAAAAATAAAGCCCAGTAATTAGCTGGGCTTTTTTATTAGAACAAGTGCGTTAGGCGTGCAACCTGTCCGTGGTAGTAGTGGTGAATGAATGCCTCTACGGCCTTTGGTGAATGCTGATAGCCATTTCTATGGTGCCAGCTGTCTGTACCAGATGGTGATCGAAGTGTCTCAACGCAGACAGACATGATGTCCTTTGCCGTCTTATGGTGTACGTGGTGACCATATATGTACTTATGCTTACACTCGTGCCACCATGCACCAGACTCGTGAGCCATCAACAATGGTAGGTCGTCTCTCTTTGCTCCATCCATGTGTGTCATACCTATTAGGTTTTCACCATACACGGAGTACTTTCGGTGAGACATGTCGTTCTTGAACGTTATGTTTCTGTGGTTTCTGAACCAAGACTGTACCGAGTCAAGCAGCATGAATCCAGACATGTAGTCGTGATTGGACGGATTGTACACCACCTCAACGTCAGCTATTTGTACCAGAGTCTCGATGATGTTAACGAGCAGTCTTTTAGCGATGATGAAGTTTTCATACCACATACCGTCAGTGTCTTGAGGTGTACCGCTTGTCGTGGTACGCTTCGGGTTGTCGATGTGTAGGATGTCGTTACCAGCGATAAAGATAATCTTATCGATGTTGAATCCGTGGGCCTTTCTTATAATCCCATCTAGCCCCTCCTTAACACGTTTTACAGCGATCTGTTGGTTGTACTCCTCACCAGTCTCGAACGAGCTGCACAGCTTACCTATGTGAATATCAGCTGGGCTGAACACTAGGCAGTGTGGGTCGCTTACTGGGGTGCGTCTAATCTCTGGGTAGTTGGGTGACCACTTTGAAATCTCAGCGATGAGGTCCTCCTTGAAGTCCTCATAGTTGAACTCGTTGTTCTCTCCCTTCACGTTGATCGAGTAGTTCTTCCCCTTGTACCAGTAGTGCTTGACCTTTGAGGGATCAATTCCTACTTGTTCGCACTCGGTGAATACACCCATGTTCTTTGCTTTGTTAATAGCTACAGAAACATACTTGCGTAGATTCTCGCTCATTGGCATGTCAAACTCTTGCGAGATTTGCTTAGCAATTTCCGTCTTACTCAACAATCCATTGTTGAATAGCTCGACAGCTCTTTCTTTATAATTCATCTTGATTTATGGATTTTTTTACGTCACGTAGAGTTTTTATGAGGTCATTGATTTTTTTGTTCGATTCCTCGAACTCTTTATCCATCAACGCCTCATAAAGCTCTGTAGTTAGAGTATTTATTTCATCCATTGTTGAGATGATATATTGCACATTAGATATCATGCCAACAAATGTATGAACTTAATTTAATATAACCAAAAAAGTTATAGACCTAATTGGTCCAGTAGCTTATCGAACTCGATATTCTTTCTATATATCGGCTTTTTCTCTATTACTGGCTTCTGTTTTGGGTTGTCTCCCAATATATAACCAACTAGTTTTTTACCAGGAGATTTGTAGTGGCTAAATGGATATAAACCTTCTTCCATCCACTTAAACATGTTTGATTTAATGTCCTCACTGCATGTTGTATCAGAGCAGTATGTTGTTCTGTAGTAATACTGCTTGTCGTGACCAATCTTTGTTATCCTGTTAATTTGATAAGGTGTTAATCCAAAATCATTTAGTCTAATAATGTACTGGTACTTTAGTTCTGACATGAACTTACCAATTCTTAATCCTTCAATTTTTGAGAAGTACTTGCTAGCAATCTCAATCTCTTCCTTTGTCACCATAATGTTTAGTTGAAAATTTAACGTTTGATATTTCTATTTTAACCGTGTACCTTGAGAAGTTTTCCATGTTGATTCTGTCCTTTACTATCATGCGAATCATCTGCATGTACTTGTCCTCTGGTATCCTGTGGTCATGCTTGTTTAGTATCATAGGCTGACCAGTCACCTTTACGATGACTGGCGATAACCTACTCTTCTTTCCGATGGGAGTCATCCTCACCACCGTGTCTGTTATGTAGACTGCCGTCGTATATTCTTGCTGTTCCGAATCCATTGTCGTTTATTTCTTTAATCCTATATTCTTGCAGTGGTCGTGGTTTCTTTCCAGGCTGCTTTACCTCGTAGAACTCCACGTTGCTTCCTGGAGGTATTGCCAGTATGTCTGGTATCCCAGGCTTGTTCGTTACCGATAACTTTATTACGTAGTATCCTTGAGCCTCAAGACTCTTGATCAGCTTCGTCTGGATCTTGCTTTCTAACATCTTTAAATTTACATGGGAACTTATGCAAGTATGGAGTCACCTGCTCAAGCTTGGCAAACTTAATATATTTTCCGTTCTTATCCAAAACTTTTATCTGATTTATTACGATACCTACGCCATCTACATATTCATAGCGTGTTATCTCAAACGATGCTGGCTGTGGAACCTCTAGGTCCATATGCTTAATCAGCTCTTTTACCATTGGATTTTCTAACATGATATTCTTTTTTAAGTATTTCTTTTTCTTCTGCCAGTCTTTCAATGAACGACTCGTCACCGTCATCACCAGACAACAGCCAGTCAATCCGCTGGGCATATATCTCGGCAAGCCTTAATATGTAGTATCCCTTCTCGAACTCCTTGATGACTTCGTCTGGATATTTATAGTGAAACTTGTCTTCTGGGTACTTTTTATAAAAGTCTGAACAAATCCAGCTCTCCGCTTTAAGTTCTTCATCCGTCTTCTTTCGACCACTCCTTCTTATTTCTTGATCGATATCTTCTGCGATCTCTCTAATCTTATACTGATTATATTCAAATCTACCTCCACTCATAAATCTTCTGTTTCGTTGTTATACTCTTCTGATTTAAGTAACCACTGTCTGAACGCTCTCTGAACGTCGATCTGTTGCTCGACCACATCAACGTCTGCCCCAGTCATTATCTTGGTGTCCAGTCGCCTAATATGAGCAATCAGATTGCCTACATGCACCTTGGCATCTCTCTTCAATCGACCTGTCTCTACTAAATCTTCGAGGAAGTCAGCTATCACTGGCAACACGCCAACGACCGCTAGTAACTTTGTTTCTTCTTTCATAGTTTTTCAATTTGAGTTTTTACTTCTATCCAATAAGTTGATGCAGGTATCCAAGTAGAATAAATTTTATACACTTCATTTGGCTTACTTGCAAGTATTTCATCGACTGCAATTAAAGCACATTTAATAGCGTGAGGATAACGCATTGCTATTTCTCTTGCGTCATCATTAAAATCAATATTATACATTTTATCCACTAATTCTTCTGCTTTTTCTTTTGGTGTCATAACTTATAGTCTTTTTTAAATACGTTTGTTGTATACTTCTTCTTACTCTTTACGACCTTGTATATCTTGTCCTCTATGCCGTCGTCAGCGAACACCCAGAACACCTCGTTGTTGGGTCTGTCTATGGTTGTCATCCTGTCTATCGCCTGTAGGTAAGACACGGCCGAGTGCTGTATGTTGAAGAAGACCAGGTAATCGGCCAGCCTCAACGTGATGCCCTCTCGTCCAGATACGACTTGTAGTGCTATAGACTTGTCGGTAGAGTTGAACTCATCAAGGTCTGTAGTCAGATCGTCACCGAAGACTTGCTTCAATAGTGACAGCTCCTCCTTGAATACGTAGAAGATACCGATCTTCTTACCAGCAAATTGGGATTTGATGAAGTCAGCCTTGGTCGTATCAAGGACCATCGAGTTACCAGATTCGAACTTGATGGTCCCAGAATACAACTGCATCATCTTCTGAAGCAACTTGGCAGGTGTATCACCAAGTATGACCTCATCCCTCCCCTCAACAACTAAATCCTTCAACAACTTGTCAGCTATAGCATAGGTCTGGTTCGACATTCTAACATGTAGGATTGTTTCCTTTATGATGGAAGCGAAGCCAGACTCCTGCTGAGTACGTCTCAAGACCAGATGACTGATGCCACCCATAATCTTGTCCTCGATACCCTTGCTGTAGTCGTTGATTACGAACGAGTTAATCTTCTTTTGAGTAACATTAGCATAGTCGCCAGCCCACTTGTAGAAGTTTTTATAGCCAGCCCACGGGCTTCTGTTACTTATCCAGAACTGATGAAACACTTGGCAGAAGCTTTCTGGACACATTGTACCACTCAAGAAGATGATGGGCTTGTTGCCGTACTTTTCTTTCATGGTGCGTGCCAGAATCCCAGGCTTTGGGAATGCTGCTGCCTTGTGTGCCTCATCAAGTACTACAAGGTCGTAGTCGTTGTCCATCTTGTGTGCCTGCTCATGATTCTCGATGGTGATGTTAAAACCAAAACCAAAATCATCATAGTCGGATCGTATGCTAGATAGTGCCCTCTTCTTCGTTAAGAACAGAACCCTCTTCGCATCAAACAGTCTACATATCTCCAACGCTGTAGCTGTCTTACCGCACCGAACCTCATAAGCTAGGTACACCAAGCCGAACTTACGGAGTATCTCTACTCCTTCGACTGCTCCTTGTCTCTGGTATTCTCTAAGAATCTTTTTTTCTCCCATTCGTTAGGATTTACTTTTTTACATATAAGGATCATGTCCACCCAGTTATTCATCCACGCCTTGAACTTGTCATCCTCATCCCTATCTAGGTATGTGAAGGCTAGGTTCTTGAAGTGCTTCCTCGTCCGTATCAATGAACTTATCGATAGGTCATCGTGGTTGTGGTACTTCATTATCGTGGATACAAAACCTACAAGAGCTATCCCGTCTGTATTTGATACTTGCTTACATGAGTGAACAAACTTCTCGCATCCTTCAAGATTGGACAGCTCGCTCACTATGTATTCTTCTGCCTGCTCTGGCTCTAGACCAGAATTTAAAAACTTA